TACCTTCCTATCGGTTCCAAATAATTGATCATCAACTAGTCTTGGCATCAGGTTATGCTCTTAACTATTTGTGTAGAATCTGTTCCTGAACTTATTATAATTGAGCCACTAAAAACAGATCCATAAATTATAGGTATTGGAACACCACTAGAACTGACGTTTTGAATACCACTGAAAGAATAAGAACCTCTTATTGCTGGGTCAATATTACTAACACTTGAAAAATCAGGAATAGGATTCTGTGGTGCTAAAAGTTCTGAAATGCCTCCAAATATCAATGAACCTCCTAATGTTGTGGCTATACTTGCAGCCGCACCACCAGCACTAAGACTAAAACCTAATATAGGAACACCAGCTCCTAAAACTACAGCACCAACACCTAATGCAATTTTAAATAAGCTTTTTGCTCCATTTGCTATAGGTATTATTTGTATATCACCCTGACCAGACATTGATAAAAGTTCTTCTGTAATTACTCTTCCACCCATCTTTATTTTATAAATCTGATCATTCATATGTTTTTGAATGCCTTCAAAATTTGCTATTAAAAAACTCATTGCCTGTTGTGGTGATTTTACTGCAGCCATAAAATATGACCTTCCTAAAAATTTCCTCAATTTACCATAAACTTTAATTTTTTTAAGCTTCATATCTATAAACCCCTCTAAGTGCCTTTTGATATCTTAGGTCAAAAGGTTCTCTACAACTTAAAGATTTGATACTATGATTTAAAATTGTCATATCTCCAATATACAAAGCAACATGACTTAAACAATCTTTTTCTCCCTCAAAAAGTAAAACATCTCCTACTTTTATATCTTTAGTATTAGATTGTTTCATAAAATTTAATTTTGGTAAAGCAAATTCAAACTCAGGATTTTTAACGAAATCTTTTATTGTTTTTGGTCTATTCCAATATGGTATGTCAATATTTTTAGTTTCTTTAAACCAATCACAAATGATACTCCAACAATCTTGTTTTCCCCATACCCATCTACGGCCAATTAATGAAGGTGCTTTCCAGCCTGTAGGCTCAAAAGACTCCCAGTGATCATGTTCAATACTGTAAATATAATATGGAAAGCCAAGATGTTCACAAGCTGCTCTATCTGTATCTGATGGTGTTGCAGCTCCTATAGGATGACTATGAATTACACCAATAACTTCTCCTGTATCTTCACACTCTGCCCAGTCATCAGGATCAATTATAAAAAATTCAAACTTACCTTCTGCTAAATTTCTACAAGGCCAAAAAGTTTCTTTCCCTTTAATAATTGCAAGTAAACCACAAGCCTCTTCGGGTGCTTGTTTTTTAGCATATGTTATAAAAGATTCTTTCCAAGTCATAACTAAAAATTAACAAATGTTCCAACAGATGGAAAGTCAGCTTTTGTAACAAGTTTTTTCGGTGCAGACACGCCAAACAAATCAAAAGAACTTACAAGTTCAAATTGTACAATGTTTCTATTTTCGATAGTTTTTCTTTCAATAAAATAAACTTCTCGCGGTAATTCAGCAGACGGATCAACTGAACCACTTTTATATGGATTCACATTCGATGGAAAATTTACTTCATCAAGATCTTTACTTAATGCTCTGCGTCTTGTAAATTTAGCCCCTGCCAAATCTGATAATGGTGTAATTTTATTTGTTAGCAATAATATAGTAGTAATAGTTCCAAATAAATTAGATAATGTCAAAGTTGGTCTTGGTAGTTTACCCTTACCAGAATATTTAAAACCATCTGCTTTAACTGGCATCCTTGAATAAGTATTGGCTTGCCAGACAATATCCAAGCTATCTTTCATGTTATTGCCACTATGAAATAAATAAACAGTAGGATTTGCTATTGTTGCATTTACATTGAAAGACACATTACCACTTGTAGATTGTGATGTTGTGCCTGTAACGGTGAATGAGTCGGTGGCAACTGTCTGTATGGTATAAACACCATCAATTCCATTACCTGAAGTAAAATTAAGACTCAAAATAAGACCAGTAGAAAACCCATGAGCAGTTAATGAAATATTAATTATAGTCCCAGCTCCTCCACTTCCATCTGACTGTGTATAGGTAGCTGTTTTTGCTGTTTTTGTATAATGTATGTCAGGCTTTAATTCAACTGAATATAATTCAATAATAGATTTATTTGTTAATCCTTGAAGTGCGCTTGTAGGTACTGCCATTATGGTTCAAATACTTCTCTAAATGAACAATTGATAATTGCTCTGTTGTTATAAGGAATAGTTTTTGTCCAAGCATCACAAACATATTTACCAGCACCAGAAAGTGTAATTGAAACAGTACCACTGTCTGTTGCAGAAGAAGCTGCGGTTACTGTGAATACATTATCATTTGTCACAGATGCAACAACAAAATCACCATCAGTGGGAGAACCACCAGCACTTGATGTGTAATCAATAGTTAAAACATCACCAATAGCAACTCCATGCTGTGTTATTGAGATTGTAACAGTAGTGGTGCTTTGCGAATATGTACCTGTTTTTGTAAACCCTTCAGCTGGTGGTGTAAATGTAAAACTTGCCTGATCTGCAACTCTACTTCTTAAAAAAGCTTCAATGACATCTGATTCAGTCTCAGACACGTTAAAAGTAAGATCATATACTTTAGGGTCTTGAGATAAAGGAAGTCCATATAAAGCCCTGAACTCATAACCATCACCAAGAGAAGTAACTCTTATCTTTGGTTTGCTTTGTTTTCTCATCCCATAAGTGGGAGTTATTGATGGAAATGTAGCCATTATCTATTTAATAAACCCCCTGCCCTTTGTTCATCAATTATAGTTGCCTGCACTACACTGGCAATCAAACCGCCTAACTGATCCGCTTCTGATCCGTTTCCTTGAACAGAACTACCTGTTGCGTCTACGTTTACGGTGATCATATTATTTGTTGTACCACCTCCACCGATTGCATTGTTTGGAATTATAGTACCTGCTCTATCAGGAACAAAAAGTTCTGGGCCTCTTTCTCCTACGATTGAAGGTCTACCAACAGAGGGCCTACCCCCATTAGCAAAACTATCCACCGTAACCTCACCTGCTGGTCCTCGAATTAAACCTTCAAAAACATTATCTCCTCCTAATCCGCTACCAAAAGCATTAGCAAACAATCCCAAAAATCCTTTTTGTATTCGCACAGCAGCTATCTGTGCAGCCATATCCAAGAAATGATCTGATATACGCATAAACATATTTCTAAAAGCTTCTTGAACACTCATTGTTCCTCTTATTATTCCTTTAAAAGATTCTGAAAATGCAGAACCAAGTGTTTTGGATAATTCAACTACTTGAAACTGAACATCATTTAATTTTCTTAATTCAACATTTACATCTTCTAAACCTTTTGCAACTGAACGATTAGCTGCCTCTATTGCATCTCTGTTTTCTATAAATTGATCTCTAACTTTAGTTAATTCTTCTCTCAATAACGTATTTTTATCTGTTAAATCTTGTGTTGCTTTACTTTCTTGTCGTAATTGACCTGGTCTTTTTCGATTAGCACCTGCATTTTTACCCTCTCCCTGTCCAAAACCTGCTGTCTCTAATTTTTTTTCTTTTTCCAACATTTCATCAAGCATTTGATTTATTGTTGCTTCAACACCAAGCCTTCTTACTGAATTTATAAATCTCAACTCATCATCTAACGTCAAATCTTCATTAATTTTTCTTATTGCTGCTAATGCAGATTGAACTGTATTTGCTTGTGCAAAAGCATCAAATTTACCAAAATCTCCTCCAAATTTTTCCGCAAATAATATTGCATTATCACCAAATCGTTTAAAGTCCTGTAATGCTTTAACAGCTTCTTCTTTTGTAATACCCAAAGACTTACCTAATTGCCTTACCTGTGACCCACTAATATTTGAACTGATACCCATCTGTTGCATTTCCTTATTTAATTCTCTAATAGATTTTCTAAAATCACGAGTCTGTTGTATTTGTTGAGCTATTGCAGTACCAGTTATAGATAAACCAAAACCAAAACCTCCACCTAAAGCACCACCAGCAGCACCACCAAGACCTCCACCTATAGCACCTATAGGGCCTTGACCAAATAACAGAGGAAAACCACCACCAATAAGAGCATTACTAGCAGCACCTCTAATTCTTTGTCCTCTGGTAGCTGCAAAAGCACCTCCTCCTTTAAATAGACCTCCGAATCCACCTGCCAAATTACCAATAGTTGGAATATTTCCACCAACTCTTCTCATCGGTCCTATTGGAGAACTGTATGCACTAGCATCATCGATTGGAGTTAAAGGATTTTGACTAAATGCTCTAAATCCTCCCATACCAGGATTTACATTGCCAAATTGATTTTGTCTTAATATTCTTGTTCGTGTTCTAATTTCTTCTTTTAATATTTTTCTGCGTGTTGCATTTAGCTTTTCTTCTTTTTTAATTAATCTTTCCCTTATTTTTGCTATTTCCTTTTCGGTTTTTTTTCTGTTTTCTAAAGTTTTTTTTATCTTTACCGCAACTGGACTACTTTGACCTTGCAAAAGAATTTCACTTGCATCCTGTGAAAACTCTCTGAACCCACTTGATTTTGATTGTGTTGTTCTATTTTTTCTTGCATTTCTTTGAATAGATTTCAAAACAGGATCAACTGCTAATCCTATTCCTTGAGCAGATTTACCACCAGTTAATAACTGATTTCTAAGTGATATTTCTTTATTGAGTTCTTTTTCTGCTGCTATTAATTGTTTTGCAGCAGTAATTTGTTTGAATGTTCCTGAGGCTACAGCATTAAAATTTGCTTTTGCACTTGATAAAACTGTATTTAAATTTTCAAAACTTTTAACTAATAAATTTTGATCTTTAGCTGCATTTTTTAAAGTTTGATTTAAACCTTTTACTTGTAATTCTGTAGTTCTAACTTCTTTATTGAAAGCAGTTAGTTTCTTAGCACCTTTTAAAGCAACAGCAATATCTACATTATAATTAGCCACTTGCTATAAAAATTAAAACATTTTCTCTATATTACCTTCTTTTGCCTCGTAAAGCACTAGCTTTCTGT